TACGGATTTAACCGAAGGTGCGTGTGAGGCTGCGGCTGGCTTAACATCAAAGCTGATTTTGGATTGCCGCTGGTCATCGTCAGGTATCAGGTGGGCCAGTATTGGCATTTCTCTGATGAGCCTGAGGGTGAACGTACTGAAATCGTCAGCGCGTGTTTTGGATGCGGAAACAACTAATATGTTTAACTGTGGGTTCATGTAGAGCGCCCACACGGCGAAGGCTGAGGTAATCCAGCTTTTACCTACCCCACGAAACGCTTCAATTATCATTCGCTTCTCACCATGTTGTAGGTGCTTTGCGATGTCATATTGGACGGGAGTGGGGGCGGGTAAGTTTAGGTGTTGCCAGCAGACGAATAGGAATTTCCTAAAGTCACTAAGAGGGTCGCTGGCTATGGGTAAGCCAAGCGAAGTTGTTGCATTGAACATGATTATCCGTAATGGTTTGTCTTAAATTGAGAGGTTTATTATGGAAGCTCTAGCGTTACTTCTGGTCATCATTATGTGGTTCTTGCTTAACCGCAAAATTAAAGAACTGTCAGAAAGAGTGGCTCTTCTTGAAGGTGAAAACGATCAAGTTGTTAAGCAGATTAATGTGATGCTAGAGGATAAAAAAGATAAGTAACATGATGCGCATAATACCTCTCTTATTCTTGATGACGCTTGCTTCGCATTCATCAGCTCAAGAAATAGGTCCTTGCCCAGATGCTGATAACCGGACAGCTTGTGCCGTAGAGGAAGCAGTCAACCAAGCTCTTGACGGTGCGATGCTACCTGATTCATATCCGCTCACAACGATTGAAGAAGAAGTAGTATCGGAGCAGATTAACAAATGCTGGAAGCCAAAAACGAAATATTCAGCTTCGATCGTGTTAAAGGTAAAAATGAATAATGATGGCACGGTCCAGCACGACAGCATTAAATTGGTAAGTTCCTTTGAAGAAAAAGATAAACTTTTGGTAAATGAAGTTTTCGATGAGGCAAAAAAGGCTCTAATTGATTGTGAGAATGGTGGTTACAATCTGCCGCTTGAAAAATATGAACACTGGCAAGAAATTGAAATGACTTTTCAATTCTAATGCCGCTGCATCTCAGTCAAATCAGCATCTTCATCGGTAAAGTCAGGCAGAATATTCACAAGGTCAGCTAAAGGTGACCCCTTAGTCGCCAGTGCTTCTATCCCGTTATCTTTCAAAAACTGTCGCGCCACATTGAGGTCGGCTGATTTAGCTTCTGGGTCCGTTACGCGCTCCAAAAGCTGTTCTGCCAAGACCGTGTGTAGCTTGGCTAATAGGTCGTGTTCTGTCATTTCATCTTATCCCTAGCGATGCCTTTGGATTTCTCAAAGCTCCTTAACCCGCCAAGACCCAACAGTGACAACGTCAGCGTCATCAATTCGCCAGTATTTAGCTTTGGTAGAACGGTATCGGGCATCCATATAACGACCGCCCATTCCGCTATCGGCATCAAAAAAAACTGTGTGAGTAGCCCCAACGCGCAAATCCACATGATTGCGGGTCTTGCGCCAGCCACAAAAAGTGACCCGTGCTTACTTTGAGCAATGTTTGCATCAGCGTTTTTAATCATTGCTTCGCTCATGTGCTTTTCGCTCATGGTAGCAATGTCATGCGCCAATCGGGCCTTCTGGTCTTTGTCTTCAATAAATTGGTCGAGCAGCCCAGCGACTGGCCCGACCAGAGCGTTTATAATGCTCATTTGGAATATCCTGATTATTTGCGTGAGGCCATCTGTTCGACAGCCCCACGGATAGCTTTGATGTTCTCATCAATGCGCGCCATTGCGATGGCTTGCGCTTGCACCATGTCTTCAATCTTATCTACCCGACCATCCATTGAGCGGATGGCCGCAGCGTTTCTGTCAATGTCAGACATCATCATGCTGACAACCCAGACAATCGCTGCGCCTTGTGTAATAAGTCCGAAGATTAGGGTGAGGGGAACGGTTTTACTTAAGTGCCAGCTATCCCCGTCTGACATCAATCGCGGGTGCCTTTAGGCCCTACTTTCCACCAGCGGTCATAGCTGGGTTCTTTCCACCATGCGACAGTACCACCAGATACTTCTGGGTCATCGCGGGTGTATTGGTCTTCGCTGTCATTGCCGTAGACAATGAGTTCAAAGTCTTGTGGGTACAGGGTGTCACTGAAGTTATGCCCAATCCCATATTGATCTAAATTGTCGAGTGTAATGCTCATAATGAAATCTTTCTTAAAATTACTCTGGCTTAGTCGGCCAATCTTCTGGCATCAATAGAGGCCATTTATCATGGGCGGTAATGTCTCGCAGAGCTTGACGATAAGAACGCTGTTCTTCAGTCATTATAAGATCCCCTACTGCCCACCAATCTGTTGCCTCTAATAAAGAATTTCGCTTCTCTCTACCCACAGTAGGAGCAATATGCTGATCGTAATAATCGTGTTGTTGCTTTTGTTCAGAAAGCTCTTCTGCGGTTAATTCTACCTGAACACCGTCAACATTTTTAAATAAAGTTGCCATAATTATTATTTCCTACGTTATCGTCCAAACTTCGTAACGACCATTATAGTTACTGCCTGAAACGTAACCTTCTAATCTAATCTTATCTATTGCAGCGGTTTGCCTCCATCTATGAGTGCCATGCGCCTCGTTATTATAAACAAGTTGATAATTTTGGTTTTGACTTTCAAAGCGGTGGAAAAATTCAAAGTGCCCAAATTTCTTTTCTGTCGTACTTTTGGGGTTTCTAATCTCTATAAAGCCGTCAAAGTAATCACAGGCATCCGTACAAACCCAAATAGATTGGTTGTTTGTTAGGTTGCTGGAGCTACTGTAGCCTCTCGAAAATCCCGTAGTGTCATAGTTAGAGTTAGGCCAACCTGCTGTATCATAACCGCCATTTACAGGCTTAATCCGTATGTAACATTTGTTATTGCTATAGCTATTACTTGTTGAGACATCATAAAACACAACCTTAACAAAATCAGCATTTGGTATAGTTATTTCTACGCTGCCTGCATTGAAAGTACCTGATGAAGAAAGTGTGGCTGCGGCTGGACCAGTAGCTCCAGTAGCTCCTGTTGCGCCAGTAGAACCCTGAGGCCCTGTAGCACCTGTAGCTCCTCTCAGATTCACATAAGAACCCCAAGAAGAACCGTTGTAGAAACGCAGTGAATACCCAGACCATTGATGTGCTGGGGTAGGGCCAGTAGCACCAGTGTTACCTGTGGCACCTTGCGACCCTGTAGGCCCCTGTGCGCCTGTATTACCAGTGTTTCCTTGCGGCCCTGTTGGGCCTTGTGGACCAGTAGCACCTTGCGGTCCTGTTGGGCCTTCATCACCTGTTGGTCCTTGGATACCCTGAGGTCCAGTAGAACCAGTAGCACCAGTATTACCCTGTGGCCCTTGAGCGCCTGTAGGCCCTTGAGGACCAGTAGCACCTGTAGCACCGCGAAGGTTTACATAGCTTCCCCAAGAACCGTTAGGGTTCTTAAAGCGAAGGCTATAGCCAGACCAAGCATGTTCTGGAGAGGGGCCTGTTGAACCTGTAGCTCCTGTAGCACCTTGCGAGCCAGTAGCACCTGTCGGTCCAGTATTACCCTGTGGACCTTGTGAACCAGTAGGGCCTGTAGCACCAGTTGCGCCTGTAGCACCTACCAAGTCAGTGTAACTACCCCACGTTCCATTAGGGTTCTTGAAGCGTAAACTGGTACTACTCCAAGCGTGTTCTGGTGCTGCACCTGTGGCACCTGTTGGGCCAGTAGAACCTGTAGCACCCGCTGGGCCTGTTGGCCCCGCCGCGCCAGTTGCTCCGGTGTCACCTTGTGGGCCAGTAGCTCCCGTAGCGCCTTGCGGCCCTTGAGGACCAGTCGCGCCCGTAGCACCAGTCGGCCCTACAGCACCATCAGCGCCATCGGCACCATCAGTTCCGTTGGTGCCTTTCTGTGCTACCTTCTGCCAATATGTTGTATTTGTAGTTGCCGTACCTGTTGGTACATCTTGTTTAGCAACGTAAGTTTCACCGCTATGATAAACGGCATCCTGAGACACATAGGTTGTCGTGGAACTCCAAGTTCCCTTCCATCCAATGCGTACCCGTCCAATATTAATTGTTCCCATGTGTTACACCGTACTCACTGAAAGGTAACCATCTGCATTGATTGTGAAATCATTGTCATCAGCATCACCGTAATATTCTATTTCAAGTTCCCCATCCGAATTGATGTCGAACCTACCGAAGGCCAAACCTAATGGTGTTGACCCCATGTTACCTTGAGGGCCTTGTGAACCCGTTGGGCCAGTCGCCCCTTGCGGTCCTTGAACGCCTGTCGCGCCTGTTAAACCTTGGTTGCCTTGTGGGCCTTGTGCGCCTGTCGGTCCTGTAGCGCCTAACGGCCCCTGCAATCCTGTAGCTCCTGTTGGGCCTTGCGAACCTGTTGGTCCTACTGGTCCTTGAGGGCCTGTGGCTCCAGTATCACCAGTGTCACCTTGAGGGCCTGTTGGGCCTGTCGGACCTTGGTTACCTTGCACACCATCCTGACCTGTTGGACCTTGCGGCCCCGCTGGTCCTGTAGCGCCAGTAGCTCCTGTCGGACCTTCATCACCTGTAGGCCCCGTAGCACCAGTAGCACCTTGCGGCCCCTGAGGGCCTGTATCGCCAGTAGCGCCGATATTACCTTGTGGACCATCTTGGCCTGTAGGGCCTTGTGGGCCTGTAACACCCTGCAAACCCGTTGGGCCTTGTAAGCCTGTCGGACCCGCTGGACCTGTTGCACCAGTAGCACCTGTAACGCCCTGTGGACCTCGTGGGCCTTCTGCACCGTCTGGGCCTTGTGGACCTGTAGAACCTGCGGGGCCTGTTGGTCCTGTTGGACCCTGTGGACCTTCTGATAGGAAGAACTCTAGGTTTCCTGTGTTGGGGTCATAGACGTTATATCCCGCTGACCCGTAGGGCAGGGAACTCATGCTGGTTGTCAGATTGTATAGCTGGTCACGAACACCCTTAGCTTCATTTAGGATTGAAGCTCCAGAGTTATTAACAAAGCCTCTGGTAGCTACCTCATCGTCAGCCTCAGGGTCACCAATGTTTGATAATCTAAATGTCTTTGCATCCCAACGGCCTGTGGCATCGTTGAGTTCCATAGAGTTTTCAGCCCTGTCTCTAGCTTCTTCTGACAGGTAGATTGCTTGTTGTGTTGCTAGGTCGAGGTCCGCTTCGTAGAGCGTTGAGCCATCTGTGAAGTCAACAAGCGGTATTGTTGAAGTGGCCCGTTTAATGACCACCAAGCTACCCAAAGCTGGCGCTGTGGTAAATTGAATTGTTGCATCATTCAAAAATGCAAAGGCTGTCGATGCCACGCCATCAACTAGAACAACCACATTATCACGGGAAATATAACTGAATGTGATTGAGTAGTCGGTGGTCGTTCCATCAGCCGTATATTTGACGATAGAGTCAGCCATAATCTCTCCGATTAAATAAAAAGACCCCGCCTAATGCGGGGCCGTTAGCTTAAATGTTGGTTGCTTATTGCAGGTTCATATCCAGAACTGGTCGTTCACCTGCATCGCGCCCACGTTGGGATTTCTTCTTGAACCTATCGTAGTCGCGCACGGCTTCTTTAAGTTCTGGGTTTCCCTGCATCAGAGCGCGTTTTGCTTTCTTCTTGTATCGTTGGATAATCTTGGAGAAAGCGGCCACTCTGTGGCTTTCCTGTGGGGTGACAACACCGTAATCAGGACCGTTTTGGTATCTGTTTTTGTCTATCTCACGGTTCAGTGCTTGCACCAATGTTTTACCACCAATCCGCACCGACCCCATCTCTCTATTCCAGTCTTGGAATTGCTGGGTTGTGAGAGTGATACTGCCAATTCTGCGGTCAGGCCCCATAAAGCCATAGCCCAACTTTCGGATTTCAGCTGAAACCCTAGCGGCATCTGTGTCTTCGTCATTGAGGCGCTTGGCTTGGATGTAACCCAGATAATGCTCAGGGCCTTCCTGTGCTTCACCAGTAAGCCAATCATGCCTTACTGCCAGCTTATCCCGCGACAACACCCACTTTGATCTGAGCGTGTCCGTAAGCCCCCTGACATCCCGTAGGTTTTCATCAAAGGCTGCGCCTAATTGGCTTTGCATTGATGAGTAGGGAACGAAGGAAGCAATCTTCTGATTTAAGAATTGCTCAACGCGCCAAGGCTGGTCCTTGCTGTCAAACAAGCCGACAACATCGCTGATGCCCTGTAGGTAGGTTTTAGAAATGATGTTGTTACCAACAGCTGCAATTGTAGCGGCAATAAGCGGTGTCGTATCAAACTCTGGTGAGCTTTTAGACATCTGTCTGATTTCTACGAGGTCACCGATAATCCCAAACAAGAAACCATGCGGGTCTAGGCGCGCAATCGAAATCCAGTTTGGCTTTTCATCTGAACCAAAGTTGACGGAATATGGTTGCCAATCCTTTGAGGCTTTCCAGTTGGTAGCCAATCTGCGGTCCGCAGGTCCACCACCCGTTATTTTGCCTTCATAGGCCAGCATTCCAACCGCTGATACGATAACCGTACCAGTTGCCATTTTGCCTATAGCCTCAGCCCGTACTGCCTCATCACTACTGTTAAGTGCTTGGCGGTATTGCTTGTGCAGAAGGTTTAAAACTGGCGTTCTATCCCAAGCTGC